ATCTTATTAAGAATGCTAGCAGCGATGTCTTGGATTCTCTCGTAGCTTCTTAGGCTATCTGTGTTCTCATTAACTTTTAGTGTCTCTTTATGGAAGAATGGAACATAAGCAACATCTGCATGTGTTCTAGTTAAAGCTGACTCAAGAGCTTTAGCTTCTTTAAGATCACTTAGGTAGCTTGTAAATCCAACAAGTGTATTTACAGCGTTAACACTCATAAGTGCGCTTACAGCTAGAGATTGTTTTTCAACTGTCTCTGCGATAGCATCGTTATCTTCACCAGTCATGTTGAAGATTGGTTTAAGTACGTTAAAGCCACTTCTAAATTCGCAGATGTGTCTATATCTTCTGCTTACAGAGCTTAATAGGATGCTTCTCTTTCTGAAGTTGCTATTTGTAACAGCTACATCAAGATCATAACCAACTACTGACATTTTAGCAACAGCTTCTGCTATTTGTTGGCCAACACCAGTTTTAAGATCAGTTACGATAGTGCCATCGTCAACTTTCTTAATCTCTAGAATGTCAAGTTTAGTAGCGTTAAGTTTGATAGTACCTTTATCTGTTCTTACAGAACCAGTAACAGCTAATTCAACTTTAACAGCATACTCATCACCACCAGCTAGTGTAGCACCGAATAGAGCATTGTCAGCGTTCTCTTTATCTTGGAAGTCTTTGCTAGACTTAGTGTTAAGAACGAATTCACCGCTGAAGTTAGCAGTAAGCTCTTTGTTCATACCTTCTGCAGGTAGTTGGAAGTGTACTCTTGGTCTATGTGATAGGTCAAGTTTAGCTTGTAGATCTTTTTGAGCAGCATTTTGGAAACCTACGTATAGGTTAGTAAGGCTCATACCACGATCTAGTGCGTCTGTAAAGTCTGTTACGCTACCTTTAGCAAGATCAGCTTTAGTATTAGTTACTCCGAAAATATCGATGTTAGCACCCATTCTATATGGAGCTGAGTTGAAAGTTTCACCATTTACAGTAACGCCAAATTTAGCATCTTGAACAAGGAACTCTTTATCAGGGTCATTGTCGATAAATGGTTTAATTTTCAATCTGTTATCGTTAAGTAGCTCATTATCGAAAAGGTGTTTCAAGATTGGTTTTTCGCCAAAGTCTACGTCAATACCTCTTGGAGTAATGTGTCTATACTCTTTTACAAAGTTATCAATATTGATTTTAACTTCGTAGAAAGCATCAGCTGGGTTCATAACGATCAATGGGAAGAATGCTTCTGCAAACTCATCTTGCTTACTAGTAGCAACTGCTAGAGCAATTGTAGTATAGTAAACTGATTGTAGTTGTTGGCCATCGAATGCCTCTAAGTTGACACTTAGATCTTTAAGTGTTGAATTAAAGTCAAGAGCTGTATCTACAGACTCGAAGTTAAGACCAGCATCTTCTGGTTTAACAGAACCGAATGATCCATTAAGAGCTTTAGTATAAGCAGCTGGGTTAATAGTCATAACAGCAGCTTGAACAGCAGCAGCTTTTTGAACTGGAGTTAGTTCAACACCTCTGTTACCACCTAGTGACTCTAGGTTAATACCATCTAGTGTAGTCTCGATAGTCTCTTTAAGACTTCTAAAGCTATCTTCAGCAACACGTCTATCTTGGCTAGATAGAGACTCTGAGTTGAAGCTAAAGTCAGCTACTGAGTTACGATCTAGAGATTTATATACTTTTTCAGATGCCATCATAGCATCGAAAATACCTTTAATTTGAGTTTTATTCATACTCATATGGGTTCCTTTTATGGTTATTTTTTATTATATCCTCGTATGTACAATTCCTTGTTATGTTACAACAATCCTCGTTACTAGTATTACTTTATATCCTAGCTATAGATATAAGTATTTAGTTTTTGCAAATAAACATTAAATAACACACTACTATGTAGTTTGCTAGTACCGAAATGATTCTGATATTCTCTAACTATATCAGAAGTCAACATTTTAGCAAATACAGATTGGTTACTTAAAAGTAAGTTACCGAACCCACTATGCATAACAATAAATAGTATATTGTTAGTGCAGCGTACGTTATAGGGTTTTTCGATATTACTCATTGCAATATCCTGTATATAGCTATCGCTAACTTCTTTATCTATAGTTAAAGACTTTAGAACTGCTTCAGACTCTCTAGCTAATCTAGATAGTTTTACGTTATCCATATCTACATCAGTGCTAACAGGTAATCCTAAATATGTCTTAATATAAGCATCAGTAGTCAATAGTTTAATAATATCAGACTCTGGTATACCTATATCCTTTAATCCATAAATAATCTTTCTGTTATTAACATCTGTTATAGTCACATTAGGTTGTTTACTTAATAGAACCTCACCATCTGGTTTACTATTATTAAGATCATTTCTAAAATAGAACTCTATATTAGAAAGTATCTTATCAGATACTGGGTTGCCTACTACGTAATCTGGTACAAATAGAGTAGTTAAGCCTCTATCGTTAAAATTCTCTTTACCAGTTATAAATTCCATAGTAAAATCTCCTTATACGATTTTAGTATTACATTCTATAGTATAACCTATAGAATATAAACTCCTATAGATAGATACTAAAAAATCAGAAATCTTGAATAGTACTATATCTGTGTATCTTTTTTAAAAGATACACTATACTTAGATGTATCAAATTGTAAAATATTGTAAATAATGAAAAGAACAAGGAAAGTGATATGAATAGAATAGATATTCTTATAACGTGTGTTATATTATTGTTTAGAGAACGAGAGATAACTAAAGACGGTACTTACGATAGCAGAAACTTAGTAAAGTCTATACTTAATGTTACTAAACCTAAACGTAGAGATATGTTAGAAGGAGATCTTAGTAATCCAGATACATTACTTATAGATCTACTTAACAGAATGATAGCTAATCCAGAAGCCTATGATGATAAAGGTAATCTGCTAGCAGAACTTAAAGTAATCTTTAAGACTAATCAACTGTACTACGATACAGCTGCAGATCAACTTAAGACAGAGATGACAGATGGTGGCATGAAACGTTCTGTTAACTCTATGGTTAATAAAGTTATGCAGTATTATAAATCTGCTATGGTTATACAGAAACTAAATACATTAACCTATAACCTTAATACTGGTAATATAAAGAAAACAGTTAGTGATGATGTAATGGATATACTACCAGAGCTAGAGTCACTATGCCAAAAGACAACTACTAAAGACCCAGGTGTACTTAATACATTACAACTCTCTTCTAAAGATGATATGGATAATATAGTTAATAATCTTAAAGCTACTAAAGAAGAAGGTGGTATACTTAAGACAGGTTGGGTACAACTTAATAGAATGCTACAAGGTAAATTTGCCGCCTAATATAGTAATATATTGGGGTATGAGATGCGAGAATTGCTGGGAGTTCCTAAAGCCTCTATGCCTAACTATAGTATAGTTAGGAGCGTAAGCAGAAATAAGTTAGAGGATGCTAAATAGAGATGAGATAAAAGGGTATCTATATACCTTCTCTATGGCTTAGTAATGGATAATCAGCAGCATAGAGTAACTATGTTCAACGACTAGTAAATCCTATATTAGAACATATAGGTATACCGCCAAGTGGTACCGTAATGGTTTAAAGGGAAGTTCGCATCAGTCCTATATTAGATAGGATTAAGATATAGTCTGGGCCTATATGAAAGTATAGGCTGCTATAGCAGTGTATAGTCTAACGAACTATATAGAACATTTCTGGGATTTAGAAAAGGACAAATGGGTACTGTAAACTCTTTACAGCATAATTATAAATCTGGTTTTCTAAAATCTATCTTTATGCAGGTAGCTAGATTTAATAGACCACAAATGAAAGACCCTAAAAAGAAACCAGCTTTAATATATCTTAGTTTCGAAGATGAGACTGTAGATACATTAGAGTATATGTATACCTATCTATATTATAACGAAAATAGAAAGCTGCCTGAAAATACAGAAGATGATATTAAAAATCTTACTACAGAGCAGATACAAGATTATGTTATTAAAAGATTAGGTCAGAATGGATTTGAAAGTATTATAGTAAGAGCAGATCCTTCTATGTGGACCTACCAAAGTATCTTTAATATGGTTAATCAATATGAAGCTAATGGTTATGAAGTACAGTTATTAATTTTAGATTACCTAGCTATCTTACCTACTACAGGTTGTGATAATAGTGGGCCTACTGGTACTGCATTAAGAGATATGTTTAGAAGAATGCGTAACTTTTGTAGTTCTAAAGGTATAGCATGCATAAGCGCTCACCAACTTTCTTCGGAATCTAAGGCTCTAGTAAGAAATGGTATACAAGACTCTATGTTTGTAAAAGAAGTAGCTGGTAAAGGTTATACAGAAGGTTCTAAACAGATAGACCAAGTAATAGATTTTGAGATATATATCTATAAAGCTAAGATAAATAAACAGTGGCATCTTACTGTATGCAGAGGTAAACACAGAGGAGTAGGAATAATCGATGATAATTTGTTATACTTTACCTTACCATTCCCATACAGAGCTCCTATATTAGAAAACATTAACGATGATCATATAGAAGCTAATGCTGAGGATGATACAGGTGATGATCTATTTGAATAGCAAATATATCACATTCTTTAAAGAAAGGACTTAACGATTATGACATTAGGTCAACATCAAGAAGCCTTTATGCGAGATGTAAGTAAACTACTTATCTACTTACATCAAAATGGTTATGAAGTACGTGGTGGAGAACTATTAAGGACTCCTGAACAACAAGAAATCTACATGAGAACTGGTAAGTCTAAAACTAATAAGTCTAACCACTTAGTTAAATGTGCTATAGACCTATTTATATTTAAAGATGGTCAATGGCTACAAGATAAAGCATCTCTAGAACCAATTGGTAGATATTGGTGTAGTCTCTGTGAGATTAACCAAGCTGGCATGTTTTATCAATCGTTCATCGACACTCCACACTTCGAAAGAAGAGTACAACAACCATAAGTATACTAGTAGGCATATGCCTACTAGTATACATACTTTTTTTCTTATAGTTATATATCTTATGATAGTAAGGTATAACAAGTCCTGGATAAGATAGAAGCCATTTACCTTAAAGTTATTATCTTAATAAAAAGTTGATTTTACATTGTGTTATTTATAAAGATAGTGTTCTTTGCCTTTTGACTAAATTTTATATAAATAATACGTCTCTTTATTAATTTGTTTAGTGTACATACCTTACTATCACCTTTTCATTATTTTAACTTAGTTGCTGTAGAGTGCTCCTACTGTAGTAGGAGCACTCTATAGTTCTATATGCTGTTAGTAAGGTGATTCGATCACTGACAAATCGGCTATATTAGCTTATAGCCCTTTATGTATTTATAATTATTCAAGGAGCTTGAATGTTAGCAAATATTATTTCGCATAACAGAGAACATGATAGTACAACCACCTTGAAGTTTGGAGATAATACATTAGCAGAAAATGTACAGTTAGATCTTGTCGATATAGAAGACGCTACTTTACTATCTGATGTTTCGGTATATGATTATATATCTAAGATAAAAACTCCATTCTTAATGGGCTATCCATCTATACTCACTCCCAAAGATGGAGATGTGGTAACTAATACTACAGTATTTGAATTAACACCTTATTTACCTAATGAGAATTTTAAAGGTTTAGTTAATATGGTAGAGTGGCAATTTTCAGGTACACCTGATTTTGCTAACATAGCTTATAAGGTAAGACTTAAAGAAGCTGATGTACCAAATGGAGAGTTTAATAAATTCAATCCTATGGGTGTAAATGTACCATCTGGTACTTACTATGTAAGAGCTAGATATATATCATACCCACACTCTAGTCCGTTTACACAACCTATTAGAGTAACTATGCCTAGTTTTAAAGTAGAGATACCTACACTTAGCATAAATCAAAATGAACTTAGTCCTACTATTACCGCTAGTCCATATAGAATGGCTCCAGGTGTAGCTGGCGCTGAAGCACAAGATCCATTAGCATTAGTAAAATGGACTGTAACTGAATTAGATCAAGCTTATGATCCAGCATCTGAAAAGATCAATGGTATACTAGGTACTGATTTTAGACCTACATACTCTATAAGTAAATTACCTAATGATGATACAAAGTATATGTTAGGTTTTCCTTTTAAGGATGCTACTACTAACTTTGATGTTAAACTTAAACCTAATACAAGCTACCTAGTAACTTGTAGTTATACTGGTGCTAGATATAAAACTACATATGGTAGGTTAGTATTTACTACTGGTAACTTTAAACTAAAAGCTCCAGTATTTAAACTTGTTACTAACCCTGATAACACTGTATCTGTAGCTATAGATCCAATATCAAGCTTTGAAGGTTCTGATACTCTTAAGAACTTTAATATAGTAGTTGTAGATCAATCTGCTATACCACAACACGTAGTACATGCTGTAGATACTCCTATGTATACTTATAAGATACCAGATGGTATATTACAACCTTCTACAAGGTATAGTGTTACAGTAACTGCTATAGGTAATAAGTTTGGAGCATCTGATAGTTCTGTATTAGGTATGACTACACCTTATATAGGTATAGAACCGCCTAGTATCAATATCACTTCTAAAGGTATGCAACCTACTATTAAGTTAAGCCCGTTTAGAACTATAAAAGCTACTGATACTATGCGTGGTACACAGTGGATACTATATAACCATGCTAATACTGGTAGAGATAACTTAATTAAAGAGTGGATAAAAGAAGATACTGATACATTCCTTACTATAGATCGTAAGTATATAGAAGTTAATACTAACTATAAGATAAAAGTAAGGTACTTAGGTACTAAACTTAATTCACCATGGGCAGAAGAAGTATTTAAAACAGTAAACGTAACTGTTAAGAAACCTATAGTAACTGCTGAAGTACATGGACTTATTATATCTGCTAAACCATCTGAGTATATAGTACTAGGAGATGAAGATCAAGCAGAGTCTGTAATCTGGAATGTAATAGAAGTAAATAGAGAACCATCTTCAGATCCAGCTATAGCACCAGTAGAACATGAAGTAGCTACATTAGTACAAGATAAGATACAACCATGGTCTAGTAAAGAACTTAAGATCTCTAGACTAGATGGTGTAAAGAGAGATACATTATATAAGATAACTGTTAAGATACTAGGTAGAAACTATACATCTTTAACATCAGATCCAGTTTACATACAGACTCCTAATGTCTATGTAGAAAATCCTACATTGACTATATCTGGTTATCAAGATCAAGTACCTAGATTTCCTACTATAACAGGTACACCATTTAGAACTAATACAGATACTGATAAACACGTTAAAACTAAATGGAGAATAGTAACTGTTAATACAGGAGATGAGATACTTAATGTAGAGACTGAAAAACTAGAAGAGCTTACTAGCTATAATATATTAGATCCTATACTTATGCCTAATACAGATTATCTATTAGAATGTATTTACTATGGAGAAGCATTTGGACCATCTGAAAAAGTATCTATAACATTTAGAACTAGACCTAAGTTTATAGAGATACCAGATGATGGACTTATGACAGTACTAGTAGGAGATGATTCTAATAATGATACTACTAAGTACTATGGTAAGTTTAACTATAATCAGCTTAATGATACTAGAAATTACTTAGGTATATGGAACGGTGTAACAGAGTATAACTTTGATAGTCAAGTACTACATAATAATGTTCTATATAGGGCATTAGATACTTCTGCTTATGCAGCACAAGGTAATAATGTACATCTTAATAAGAATAGAGTACCTGGTGTTGAATCTAGCTCTGGTATAACCTATTGGGAAGAAGATGATAGAAACGACTTATGTACCTATAGATGGTTATTAAGAAATATAGGATTCCAACCTACTATAGTAGATAATAATAAAACTGGTTATACTACTGGTAATATAGCCAAAGGTAACTGGATAGCTACTGAATCTACTTTAAGTAAGTACATGATAGGTGGTAAGATACTATATGTATATGATACTCCAGAGTTAAGTAATGTAAGCTATAACGATCTAGCAGTAGCTGGATTGATAGGTAGAGGACGTACTATACGTATAGGAGAAAGACTATATTGGGCTAGGTTACTAACAGAAGCAGAATCTACAGAGCTATATAGATTTAAAAATGTAGAAGATACTAACCATATTATAACTACAGATTTATCTTCAAGTACTTGGTTAGGAGATAGAATAGAAGGTATACAAGCTAAAGTATCTAACTTAGGTAGTGTAGACCTAGAACATGGTAATAATAGAAATAGAGTACTTAGAATAGTACTAGAGTATATTTCACAATACGAAGAACCTTGGTTATTCGCTAGAAAGAAATATCCTACATTACAGTATGATAGATATACCGATACTGGTTACTTTGGAGTAGTACCTAATACTATAGACCAGTTTAATATCTATACTACATTAGGATTGATTAAAGGTACTAGAATCAACTTAGACTTTGGATTCTTAGCATTCTATTCACATGGTAAAAGACTATTAGTAAATAGAGGTTCTATAGCGTATGGTATATGCTTTAGAGATCTAGAAGAGTTAGGTTTAGTATATGGATCTGATGTAAAACTAGATAACTATGAAAATAGAAAGGTTACTACATTAGATAGTAATACCTATGATGTAAGGATACTACGTGGAGGACCTAACTATCTAGACTTAGGACCACTAGAAGATCTACCTAATGATAAGTTTGTAGCTAATGCTAACCTATTTAGATTCTCAGAGTGGAATGAATTAATCTATAGAGTAGCAGAACATATACCACTCATAGTGGATGTTAATAACTATCATGGTGGCTATCAGATTGGTAGAAACTGGGAGAAGTTTGATAACATCAACCTAGGTGTATTCGAGCACTACTCTGGTAACGGTTGTCATGATTTCGTACTAACTACTGTTAATAATAATGAAGTTATATCTAGAGGCGGTACACAACTAGAAGCTGCTTACTACGTAGATAAAGATATAGCTAGAAATGACCATGGTGCTAGGTTAGTATTCGAAGACTCTACAGTGTTTGAAATGCCTACAGCTTAAATATAATATATAGATACTACACTATAGTGTAGTATCTACATTACATAATATAAAAATTCTATATAAAGGAATAAAGAGATGATTAAGTTTGAAAATAATCAATTTAGTTTCTATACTACTAAAACTACATTCTATAGTGCTTATAGCGGTAAAGAAGAGACTATCTATACAGATAGACCAGAAGATATTACGTTTATGGTAAATACCTATCCTAATAAATATAAAGATCTTAAAATAGAACCTTTAGTAGCTACAGAAGATCAAGTAGCTAGACTTAAAGAAGTTAATGATCTACTCATACCTATGCGAGAAAACTATATAGAAGACTTTACTCTATACGTATCTAAAGGTGTGATGGTTAATAGAGATGAACAACTAGCTACGCTAGCTGGTAAAGCAACTGAAGCTACAGTAGCTTTTCTAGTAGATAACCTTAAACCAGAGATAAAAGCATTAAGAGATGCTAAATCAGTAGGTGGCGTAGAGTTATTCGGTAGAAGATTTGATTCAGATTCATTAGCTAAAGAGAATGTAACTGGTTATGTTACATTAGGTATACTAGATGTAGTTGCTACTGGTAAATGTGAACGTGTTTATGATTGGAAAGATATGGATAATAACTTTGCTAAACTTAACTATGAACAAATTTGTACACTAGCTAAGTATATAGCAGCTCATATTCAATCTTGCTTTAGTGCTGAAGCACTTACTATTATGGAGCTAGCTAAACTATCTGTAGATCAGCTACTAGCGTTTAATACTAATAAGGGTTATAATAGAGTAGGTAGAGTAGAGAATGAGCATAATGCAGCTACAGAACCTAAAGTTAAAGATATATTCGATCAGTGCTATACATTAGCTCTTAACCAGTTAGTAAAAGCTTAATATAGTTAGGAGACATGGATGTTGAAAATTAAACCAATTATAGCTCTAAGACCATATACTAAAGATTCTGGTTTTATAGCTAAGGTAATCAACTGGTGGTGCCATTCTAAGTACTACCATGCAGAGCTCATATTGGGGGACCAATGGATCTCTGCTACTCCTGCTGAAGGTATATATGTTAAAAAACTTAAACCATTAGACCATGATAAGTATGAATATTTAGAGCTACCAGAGATAGAGCTATCTGAAGATACTTATAATAATATACTAGAGTATATTAAAACACAAATATGCCCTAGTTACGATACTACTGGTCTAGTATGGAACCAAGTGTTTGGTATTAACCTATATAATAAACGTTGGTTCTGCTCTGAGCTTATAGCAGAGATACTTAAGCTATTAGGTTATAGTAAACTATATGGAACAGAAGGTTCTGAATATAGTCCACAAGATCTATATGATATGTTTACTAGTACAGAACCTATTAAGCTTAGAAGATATAGTCTCTATATTAGGTTTAGAGATGCTATACATAAGTTAATATTTTTACTTAAGTTATATAAAATCAAATCATGGTGGTTAAAGTTATTTACCCTATTTAAAAAGAAGAAATCATAGGCCATACTTACTGGAAATCGTTATGGCTGACATTTTTGTTAATAAGAATATTAATATAAAGAAGGCGGTAACAGATAATGAGTATGCTTGTATTACGTCTTAAGAATATAGATACGAGTAATAATGTAGACTGGGTTTATACCAATTGGGAAATCAGTACTGCTAAAAACTTTGATAGAAGTAAATTAGTCTTTTCATCTTACGAAGATAGAATAAACAGAGCATCTATCTTCGTAGAGATGACATTGAATCCTGGTACTAGATATTATGCTAGAGCACAGGTAGTTACTAATAAGGGAGCCCATAAGTGGACTAACCTTGATGTTTGGACACATAAAGCTTTTGACGATGTAGAGAATCAATCAGATCTACCATCTAGAGTCAATAGTCCTGATATAACTACAGATTCAGATCCTAGAGATCATGTAGCTACAGGATTCTATATTATACCTAAAGAGTTTGCAGCTATAGGAGATGCTACTCACGTAGCTACATCTTATTGGATAGAGACTCTATCTGGTAAAGTCATTTGGAAGTCTCTAAATGATGAGATATTTAAATCTAAGATACTAGTAGATAATGTAATACTAGATATGAATACAGTATATAGAATAAAAGCTGTATTCCATGCTAGTTCTGGAGATAGTAGTCAGATAGCTACTAAAACTATCTATGTAGGTAGTAAATCTTCAGATGCTAATATAATAAGAGTATCTAAAGCTATTTCACATGCAGATTTTATATCAGTAGCTGTTAATACAACTCTTAATACCTATAAGAATGCTAAATCGGTTAGATTTAAACTTATAGGCTTTAATAATGGTAAAGGTGATACTGCATTTGATACAACAGTCAACTACGATAATGCTCCATATACATTTAGTATGCCTATGGAGAAAATTAAGAGAAACACTATATATCTACTAATGCTTAAGTATGATATAGAAGGTAATTGGAAATCTATAGTATTTAATACTTTTAGATAATGATTTAAATTTTGATAGAGAGGATGTAGTCTTATGGCAGAATCAGAATCTTTAGAAAAGCTATTTAATAAGATGGACATGGGGTTCTCTGCAAAGTTAAAGGTAGATCCTCTTAGTGAGGCTGGCATTGATAAAGTAAGACACTTACTAGAGACAGATCCAGCACTATATGAATATATGTTACTTAAAGAGTCTAAGGACGATGCTAACTTTAAGGCAATGAGCTATGAGCAATCTAGTCTTATAAGAACAGTAATGACAGCTCTTAAAGAGAAAGAGCATAGAGATAATGAGACTATGAACGCTATGTACTCTATAATGGAGAAACAAGGTAAAGAGATAAAATCTCTTAAACGGTGGAAGTGGATGTTCTTTATTAACCTAGGTATAATGGTATATCTTGCACTATACTGGTTACATAAACAAGATCCAGAGGCTACTAACCATGCTTTAGAGTTTATTAAAGCCTTAGGTAAGTTTATAAGTATAATATAATGTAATTAGGGAGAATCAGGAGATGATAGGTCAAGGTTTTTTAACTAAAATAAAAGATATACTCTTCAGTCCTAAAATAGATACATCTACATCTATAGCTACTTGTGATAATATTACTATAGAAGAAGCTGAATACAAAATGTCTTTAGCTAAATTAAAGAGAGCTATAGATAGTATGCCTTTAGCAGAACCATTTATACATAATGAATATGGAGATAAAACATTACTTATAGTTAATGACATACCATCAGTACTTAAGTTATTAGAATTAGATTTTCAAAAGCTTAAGACTATGTACCATAAAGATATATTTAGTAACTATAAGATAGTAATATGTTCTGGTAAATATAGTAATTTGATAGCTTATAAATATATATCGGATAACAAGATAGATATAGCATTTGTAGATATAATACTTTCTGATAGTATTATAAAGATAAAAGATGACTATATAGAGTTTAACGGACTTAATCTATCTGAAGAAATAGTTAAATACAGTCCGAATGCTGAGGTTAATATATTAACTTCAGAACCATTAACTAACTCTATGGGATTAGTAAAAGGCTATACTAGTCTACTTAATAGACTAAAAGAGAATTCGGTTATAAAAGATCTTATACCAGTAGATAATCAAAATAGATTATTTAAACTAAACAGTATACTATAGAGTAGGTATTTATACCTACTCTATAGTGCTTTTTTATAGCTTATATGGTAAAACTTTACCTGATCTACTGGTTAGTAAGCTTATTAACCAGGTTATAGATATTGAAATTTTGTATATTAAATTTAAAAAGGAGAATAGGTTATGGCAGAACTACGTATACACGACCAGAGTTCTATCTATTTTAAATCTATCAGAACAGGTCATACGCCTAAGGATATTAATGTCAAAACTCCTGACAGATCAGGAACATTGATAACCGATACCACTCTTAGGGACATATTGAATAGCGGTGCTAATATAAGTAATACACAGATACTTAAGCCAGATATTAGAGAGACTCCATTAGAGCATCCTGAAGCTTATGCTAAATTACTTCCTATAGCTACATATAGAACTAATGATACATTCGTAGGAGAGCATCAAGCTACTGAATGGGTTGCTTCTCTTAATGAAGATTTTAGTACTATATTAGATAGTACTGGAGATCCTATCTATAGAGATGGTTGGTATCCAGCTATAGATACAGCTAGTACTAAGATCTATGTAAAATATAGGTTTATTAGTAATGATGTAGCATCTCCATATTCAGATAGTTTAGAGTTTACTACACCAGAGGGTTTTGTAGCTATACCTAGCTTATCTGTTGTGGAAGATGGAGCTACTCCGTTACTTAAAGGTTCACCATTTAAACTAGTAGGTAATCTTACTGGTGTTAACCATACTGCTTCTAGTTGGTCTATAATAAGAGAGTCTGATAATAAAGTTATTAAAACACTAACTATGGATACTACTAAACTAACAGAGTGGAAAGTAGAGACTGGTTTATTAGAACCAAATACAGCTTATAAAGTTACATTAGTATACCATACAGATCATCCTGTATTTAGTAAAACTAGAATAGCTATAGGTACTTATAAAACACCAGCATCTGCTATAGAGACACCTACATTAACATTTAGTTCCGCAGATGGTAAGTTTGTAGTAAATGGTACGCCATTTAATGTTATATCTGGTACTGATGAACACGTATTTACTAGCTGGATAGTACGTAACTCTACATCAGCATTAGTATTCTCAGAACCTAAATCTAAAGAGCTTACTTCTATTAACCTTACTGGTGTATTAGAACCAGATAATGGTTATACTATAGAGTGTACTTATAAAGGTTCTAAGTCTACTAGTAATACAGCTAGATTAGAGTTTAGAACACCTTCTAATGCTAATATAAACCTAACTAAAGAGATAACTCTTAGGATGTTAGAGAATGGTGACTTAGAGCTTACTATGGCTCCATTTACACAACCTGTACAAGAGAATATGTTATACTTAACATGGACTCTACAAGACTTTAATAAGAAACAAGCTGTTGAAGTTAGATTAGATAAAGATCTAGATGATAAGTATGGTAAAGAACTTAAATATACTATACCAGCTAGTAGTGTTAAAAGATACTTAGGAGCTGCTACTACTGTAGATGAAGACGGTAGTAAGTATATAGAGTTTTCTGCTAAAGGTAGAGTAGTAGGAGAGAAATCAATAGCTAACTATAGTACTATATTACCTCTTAAAGTAAAACTTAATATAGAGAAAGTAGGTAATTGGGAAGTAGTAGATAGTACCGATATGAGAGTACCAGAGCTTAAAGCTCCATTAGCTTCTGTTAATGGTACTAACTATGCTAATAGAACTACAGCTATAGAATCTGGTTTTAGTTATGGTACATATTGGACTAAAACAGAAACTGAAATGAGTAGATCAAGACAAGCTAGTTTATCTACGTTTAGTATATTAGATAATGATGCTTATGCTATATGGGATATTTATCAAGGTTATAATAATAGTGGAAAAGTAGTATATGGTCAAGAACCTAGCTTTAGATATGTCTATAGTGGATTAAGACCAGATGGTAGTAATAGTAGAATAGATACTTTTAAACTACCAGCTAGACTAGAAGATAATACAGAGTATAAAGTTAGAGTAACTTATGTCTATAAAGACTTTGGAGTTTATAGTATACCAGAGACTTTTACTTTTAATACCAGTGATATTTACTATAAAGTAACTAGTCTTAATGTAGATACTAGCAGTGGTAAACCAGTAGCTACTATAGAGCGTAATAATAACCAAGCTGGCATGACGTTTGGTAATACTAGTTGGTATCTATACGAACAGAATGGTACTAAAGTATGGAGCTCTGAGAATAACTCTGCTAATACTACTAGTATAACTATAGACTATGCTAGTTTTGATCCTGATAAAAAATATAGAGTAGGTGCTATAGTATATGGTCCAGATGGTGTTAAACACTCTCCAGAGAGACAGTCTGAGTTGTTTAATATTGAAGTAAGATTAGAAGCTACTATATATGTTAATAAAGAGCTGGAGCGTAAAGCAACATTTGGTACTAACTACGTATACGGATTTAAGTTTACTAAAGAAGTCGATGGTAAAATGGTACCTATTGACGATGTTAGTAAGTATATTAAGAGCCTAACTGTTACTAATTTTAGAGCAGGCAATAGCGTAGGATATACATATGCGCCTTTGAATACACAGTATTTGCACGAGTATACGACGTATTTTACAACACGTTTGAGCATAACAGAGAATTACCGTGCTACTTATCTTGCCACGATACACAGTAGTATGTGGGGTGAGACTGGATATGGTAATGAAAAGAAAATTAGTTTCTATGCTAGCGATAATAGAATTAGTTTCGATAATGCTAGACTTAAAAAGTTCGGATTTTCAGATACGATATGGGGCGTATATAGCAAAGAAGGCAGTAGAGACGTAGCAGGGGACAATGGTTATGGTCGCATCTATCCAAATTTCTGTTCACCTACTGACATAACAATAACTACTAGTATTGTTCCGGCTGATGGCGTTACATTAATGGTTTTAGATAATAACCAAAAGAAACCATATGCTACACTAGATACTGGTAATGGCGTAGGGTTTACAACAAATGCTGGCTTAGTAGAAATGTACCCTATAAGGCATTTCAGCTCTTATAGACGTGATATTGCTATATTCACAAACAGAGTAGGCAACTTGAAATATTTTTACCCTACTAACGAAGAAGATACACATGTATTTAGTATACTAGAGTATCTAGAGTCTAACGAAAAATTACCAGATGATAGTGTTACTAAAGGTAAAAGTGAAAGGTATAGAACATTCGACTATACTGGACCTAGTCAAAAGTTAACAGAAAAGCAAGAGCTTAACTATGACCCTACTAAGTACCATACCATATTTATGGGCGTGGATAAAAATAAGAATTCGATTAGAACTAATTTTGACTATCTTGTAGATTTTGAACTAGATGCAAATAGGCCTAACTATAGACATAAATATGTAAATTGGTTTAAGAGTAAAAAAGTTACTCCTTATTTAGTAATCAATCCGGATGGAGCTAATAAACACGGTGTAATGAGCGATAGTCTTAATGCTATTTTCCATAGTAATAATACTATATATGCTTATCATTATACCGACGAATTGAAACTTAAGACGTCTAACGACATGGAGCTCGAGTATGAAGCTACTGATATGGTAAAATGGATTTATGGATGGAATGTTACAAAAGATACTATGCCTAACTATCCATTTGATCCAGAAACACAATTACAGAATATACTAGGTAATATTACATTGGGAGAGCCATTAAGAAATGGTGTTTTCCTATATAATAATAAGTATAAGACTACAAATGTAGGCGTTATGTACGGCCCAGAGAGCACTAATACACAACTACCTAATTTACTTAAGTCTATTGTAATGGATATTCTATCTCCGGGTCAAGGTTCTACTAGCAGTATGAAAATGAGATTAGCTGTAAAGATGCTTATACGCGGTATACCGATGTCCTATTGCGGATCTGTATATAGTATATTATCATTAGCAGATCTTAGGGATTACATTACTATATCCCAAGAGATGCTAGATAGGAATATACTAGACTACCAAACATCTAAAGATCTTAAACGTGATCAGCCTAAGGATATTACCGTTAACTGTATAGGTAAAGTTATGTATCAGCCGCAAGCTAGTAATAACATAGATCCAAATGGTGAAAGAAAAGCAAAACTAGGCATCAGCAGGTTGCGTTTGGCTTCAGAGACTGATAATAGATCTAGTAAAATCTATTATGGTAATACCAGGCGCCCTCTAATGGAGTGTACTTATAACATACCGCGTGGATTTTCTATAGATGGGACATACAATAACGAAGTTAGCGACACTGTAACACATCCTACATATTCTAATTATCAACGTGTATATGAAACCATCATAGGTGGTCTTACCAATGGTGCACCATATGGCACAGATATTGTTATGGTTAAAAATGAAACATTCTTACCTAGTAAGTATACATTATATACATCTCTAATAGCTAATACAGATGCTGTTCTCGGTGACGACATATTAAACTATACAGGAACAGAAACATCTGCTGCTGGTAAAGTAAACTATGATAAAAGTAGTGAGCTATACGCAAGTGAATGTAATATGTATACAACAGATGAAATAGGTTATATTAACAATAACAATAATCCAGAAGTTATCGTTGGTGATATACAAGCAATGTCTGCGTATGTTAATACTGTACCTGATAAGGGATTCTTTGCTAATGGAGTATTACCAGAGTTACTTAAAGCCGGTATAACTACTGGTTATAATACCATAGATAAGTGGCATATTATGATCTGGCGTGGGTTTATACTTGTGTTACCTAACAAGAGATTGTTTACATCTAGTACACCTAGTATTGAGGCCTATGTAAACAGAATAAAATCTGGAGAAAGTATACTAAAAGATAACTATACGTTTACGCAACCAGATACAAGTGGTAAGACTAATACTATTAAATATCTTAAACCTATATTCTTACTAGACCATAGAGATGGATGCCCTGGTGAAACTATGTTAGATTTAGTACGTAGAGCTAGATTCATAGACGATGAGTACCAAGCATTCGGAGATGAGCTAGGACTAAGGTTATCTAAAGATGATGCTAGAAGTCTGTATAGCGAGATAGTCAATACAGATAACGGTAGGTTAAAACTAAGCAGTACTAGCTACTTAGGATTTGATTACCTGGATTGGAACGATTCTACTGCTCCGCAAGGCTATTATGTAGCATTCTTATGTTTACCAGAAAAACCTTATGTAGATGGGTTCAATAACACTGATTTAACAGAAGTAAGTGCCACACCACCAGCATCGACTGAGCGCCAGCCTATCTTATTAAAAAGATACGTAGTAGATGTGTTATAACATAAATATTATATAGAGTAAGAACCATATAGGTTCTTACTCTATACTTTTTTATCTTCTATTTCAAAATAGTAAAAGTTGAAACTCTTATGTGTTACCATACTAAATGTAGTGTATATATCTCCTTTACTATTCTTATCTAAGTATTTACATATACTACCTATCAGTGGTGTTATACCGTTTAAAAACCAATTCACTATTAGTATAGCATTCTCAGCTCTTTTTATATCTATATCATCACTACCTTCAGTACTTAAATATAGATCTGCTCTATCTTGTGCTATAGTAGTCATAGTTATAAACTCTACTATATCAAACTTACCATCAGCTTCTATTTCGTGTCTATAGCATACTATAGCTGTTATTAAACTATTTATTATAGCTAACATTTCTATAGTTACTCTATTATCTACATCTGGTATCATATCTAGTTCTTTTAACCCAAATAGATCTAAAGTAGTAGCATTTACTAATGGCATATTTAAGGATTTCATATTAGTGCTCATAAAGCCATTTACAAGCCCTCTAGGAGCATTTTGTTCTTTAAGTAATACTTTTATTATACCTCTATTATATTTCGTTATATCGGGCTCTTTTGCTGTTATACAGCAGTCGTAATAATCTTTTAATTTTTTATATAATCTAGCCATCTTTATTATAGTTTTCATAATGTTCCTTAATATTCTCTTTTATATATAGCATAAAAAATATTAGAGTATGAGTAATAGTACTCATACTCTAACTATAGATTATATATGCTAGTGTACCTAGTATGCTAGCACCAGCTACTATAATATTAACCATAAGACTAGTTAGTATTATAGAACCCCAGCTTACTTTCTCTGGTACAAAATCTGATAAACCAGCTTGATAAGCTTTTTCTATCTCTGCTTTAAGCGTGGTAACTATCTCTCTTTTATCTATAAAGACACCATCCCTGTAGTTGAGAGAGTTCATAAAGTCATACCATTTATCGTCTCTATAACTTATGATAAACTCCTTACTAAGTAATGTATCTTATAATATACTGTTATAAGATCAAAAAAAAATAGTATAGAAGCACTAGAGCTCCATTAGGAGCTCTAGTGGATTAGTTACGGTACTCTTCTACTTCGTTACCATAGACAACGAAGAGTGCTCTTTCATTACCTACTGTCGTAAAGAGCATATCTGCTCCATAGACAGCATCGGTAAGCGCAGGCTCGTTGTACCTGCCTCTTACCAACTCAAGAGCTACAGGTACTGTTATAGCTTTAACAGCTATAACTTTACCTTCTGTTAAAGCTATATCTAATCTATGTCTATGCATAGCCAATATTGCCTTTTTACGGTTGCTTGGCATGTTACCCATGCTTAGCATTTTCTTCACATCTTCTATTTCAGAAGCTACTTGCTCATAAGCCTCTGAATAGACTCCAACTAAAGGCCTATCAATATCTATAGACCTATCGATATTTACATTCTTTAGTAGCTCTGGTTTAAGAGCTGCTTCCTTAATCTCTTGTATTTCTTTAAAGAACATCTTTACACTCCTTATCTTAATTCTATTACATGTACTTGTTTGTTATAAACACAGTATAGATTATCTCTATCTTTGTCCATAAAGATCACATCTGAAGCTCTTATGGTTTCGGCTGCATCGCCTATTTCTTTTTCATCATGTAGTACTTGTAATTCGCTATATGCAAATGCATAGCGTACTGATTCGATTTTCATATACTTACCAGTCCTAAAAGCTTTTTCTTTTAAGAACGAATAGAATACTAGTATAGATTCTATTTGGTTTGGGCTTAGTCCATGTTTATCTCTGCCTAGTTCTTCTTTAACCATCTGCTCTTCTCTTAGAGTTTCACGGTAGCCTAAGCTAAACTCACCAACTGCTCTAACTGGCAGTTCAGCGTTTATATCTAATAGCTTTTCTATGTTTGGTTTTCTAGAGTCTATCTGTATATTTGTTAAGTAACTACCTACATTTTCTTTAAGTAACATCTTTTTTACCTTTCTATAGTGTTAAAATAATCTAGCTACTATATAGACTTAAGTCTATATAGTAGCACCTAATACTTTGTTTTTGTTACTATACCATCTTTTACTAAGTATAGTAATCTCTTAGAAGCATCAATATCTTTAAATATCATATCAGCTTCTTCTATATCCGCTAATAAAGTTTCTTTATTAGAACAACAAGCAAATCTAGCTAAACTCTTAGCTTCGTATCTGCCTATTTTAGCGAAGCTAAAGTATCTACCTGCTCTAGCTTCAGAAGCTCTGTAAGTATACATAGACTCTGTAGGGAACTTAGTCTCAGCATCTATACCTAGCTGATCCATTATCTCTACAGCCTCTCTATACTCTTCTAGAGCTTTTATATACATCCCGCATACAGGACATATCTTTTTACTATCTGTAAAACACGGTAATACACTTGCCATGTTAGCCTCTTTCTTTCGTATTGTTCACTCTAAGAGATTAGATACTTAATCTAATTCTCTTATTGTAAACAACATTGTTTATAGTAAAGCGAAGGAATTCTCTTCCTTCGTTTACTTCATACCTAACACCCTTACGGTTACCTAACAACTGACCTACTTCTGAAATAGACCATTTATCAACACCAGCTAACGCAGGGTTAGCGACTATTTTCTTTACAACGTCCTCAGTTAGCGTACTCATTAACATGGTACTCTCCTTTATCATTTCGAATTTTATGTTTAAGATAATACAATACTAAGTTATACTATATTAAACATAATGAGCTATCTTGGTTCTTTTATAAACCAAGATAGCTCTTATATGCTAGTAACTAAGCATAGTATTTAGCTGTTGTAATTTTGGTACAACATTAGCTAAATACTGTTTTGCAAGGTAGCTATTGTTATTTAGGCCTTGCAATTCACGTTCAACTTTACTAGCAGTTGCAGCTGTTAGCTGTTGCCCGTGAGACATAGCTTTAGATTTAACTCTGGTTGCTAGATCTAAAGCATAAGCAATATTTTGCATTTTGTTACCTCCTTTCTATTAGTATGTTGTTATGCTAAATTGAGATTAGGTACTGGGAGTCTATATAATAATTATATAGACTCTTTATGCTAGTAACCTAGCATTTTATCTAACTGCTGTAGTTTAGGAACTACAGAAGCTAAATATTGTTTAGACTGATAAGATCTAGTGTCTAAACTGTGGAGCTCAGACTTGATCTTACCAGCAACTCTGGCAGTAGCTAACTGGTTATTAGCTACTGCTTTACTTTTAACTCTATCTGTTAAGAGACTACACAGAGATTAATCTCTGTGTAGTCTTATTTTAACCCACTAGTCTAGTTAACTGGTGGTTTATATGTTCTAGGTTATCTACCCAGCCATATTTATAACGTTGAAGATATGTGTTGTTGTCTAAACTAGAAAGTTTATTTATATCTTCTTCTATAAGGTCTAGCTGTTTAGATAGTCTAACAGAATCGCTATTAGAATATTTAGGTAACTTATTTCTAATAGAGAGAAATAAGTAATCAAACCTATTTTCCAATGGACCTGTTTCTAGAAAGTCTAGTTCCATTTGGCACCTCCTTTCTATAGTATTAGTAAGGAGATTATTAAGCCTATCTAGAGTATTTAATGTACTCTAGATAGGTTATATTTGTTCTCTTTACTATATATATAATATATAACTGTTTTTTCGTCACTTTGACACTTACATTGTATACAAGTCCAAAGTTCCTTACAAGCGTCACTTTGACACTTCACTACGTTCATGTCATTTAGACGCCTAAACTATATTAAGACCTTTACTAGCTTAAATAAAAAAAATATAAATGCTACAGATAGACTCTATGTAGAGTCTATCTGTAGTTTAAGGTTAATAGAATATATACTTTACTAGCATATTGCAACAATATAGTATAGCTATTATAAACACTACTGCTATAGCTGTATCTATTAAGCTATAGTTATATTTAATTATTCTATATAGTATAGATATTGATAACAATAAACATATTAAGTATATAGTCTTTATTGCTACTCTTTCGAACATATAGTAACCTTCTTATTATCTAGATTCACTACTATACTACTATCTAGTGTCACGCTTTTAATGGCGCACCGATTTATTAAATTATTTTTAATTATAGTAATGCTCTTAACAGGTGTTTTAGCGTCGCTATAACTGCTGTATAAAGATGAGGACATAAATTCATGTTATTTATATCAAAACTTTTCATTTTAGCCCTCTTTCTCTTGTTTCTAGTACCTGTAACTCCTGGCGTATTATATCTAGCTTCTGAGATATATCATCTAGAGTTTCTTTAACTGTTTTCTTATCTATAACTTGTGTTGTAGTTGTGCAGGTGTTATTATATTTAGGATCGAAAAATGCCACCGCTAAGAATAATAATAAGCATCCAAAACCAAGAGCCATGAACCAGTAATCATATTTTTTATAATAATCCATAGTTTTACACCTAAGCGTTATATCTTAGCTTAATATCGATGCCTATTTTATAATCGCCTAAATCCTCTGTAGTAACACTAACTGGTGTCACATTTTTAAGAACACGTCGATTTATAAACTTATTCTTACTTTGATTATGTAAGCGTTTAGTAGGTATCTTAATACCCTTATAAGTAGCATAGGTGTTTCGTTTAATAAAGATAATACGTATAGGTTTGCAATATAAATCAATACTTTCTTTAACCTTATCTTTAATTACAAATGATAGATCATTAGTTTTTGGAATATCAGCTAGACAGTCTTTAATTTGTATTTCTAACTTTTCCATACTCTCTGCATTCAAAGGTAGAGTGTGTCTAACACCCTCTACGATAATACCTTCTGGTTTTTCTTCTGGATTCATTTTTACCTCCTTAATATATATTAGTCATCCCAGTTAACAGAACCTAGGTCAACATTCATGTCTAAATTACCTTTAGCATATTCAGTAGCATTCTCCTCGAAGAACATTGTTTTGCTTTCGACTTCTCCACCTTTAAGATGATCTAACATCAATTTTCTTAATGGGTTATCTTTAAGTTCAACAACAGGATAAAGTAATGGTAATTTTAAGTTCTTGCAAACGCTATTAGCTTGTGATTCTATAAACACTTTAATAGTGTGTTCTGAAAATCCTAATATTCCTTTAGTAACATAAGTTGTCCACTTTATTTCGGCTTCGCACATATGTCTAATCATGCGATGCGCTTTTTCTACAACTTCTTCCGGGATAATGCCATTAAAAGTTTCTTTAATAGCAGTATTAAAAATATTTTGGAATAAAGGTACATGGCTAAGAGTTTCGTCGCCGTTTCCTTTGTATTAATGTTTATTCGTTAGATAAACACAGACTTTTCAGTCTTCTATACATTACTGTATAGAGTAGACTATATCTTCATCCTTCTTATCTAAATATTAGATAAGTTAGGAGCCCTTCCGTTTCGGGTAGACTACTACCCTACTCTACTCAGTTCTACATAGTATATCGCTATACTACTTACCTTTTCGATAGTCGTTTGACGTTTAGTACTATTAGTACATTTAGTAAAGGATTGTCCTATGCTTAGGAGTTCCCCTTTTTAGGAAAGGTATCAACTAGTTATTAACTAGAAGCTATGTATTACTACATAGGGAGACTATTAAGCGGCGAGACTTAATTGGTCAATCTCCTTAATCATGGCACTGCTACCTGGCATATATTGTTCGATAGAATAGAAGAACACAAACCCACCTGGAAATACAAGTTCTTCAAGAACCTGATTAGCTACAAACGCTAATAATATATCTTTTTCAGTCGGTGTCGTACCCTGATAAAGAATATTATACATGTCAGCAACTGCTTTATTCTTTAGAAACAATTCTTCATCATGTTTATAAAGCTCGTAAATCCTATTTGTGTCTTGACAAATATCTTCCGCCATTACAGCATAGCTTTCCGCATGCCGCGCTTCTTCTAGTGCCTGGTGCGATAAACAAGCATTAACAACAGGTGATGTTACAT